CAAGGATGGCGTTCAGCAGGTTTACACCTCTGGCGGCAGCCCTAAGATCCTCGTGGTTGGCCCTGCGCTCAAGCAGACCGTTTCGGCCTTCGCAGGTATCGCAGCACAGCGCTACATGGCTCCTTCAGATGCACCGACAACCATCATCGGCGCGGCTGATGTGTATCTGAGCGACTTCGGTTCGATCTCTGTAGTCCCAGATCGTTTCGTTCGTAGCCGTGACGCGTTCATCCTTGATCCGGAATACGCAGCAATTGGTTATCTGCGTCCCTTCCAGACCAACGAGCTTGCCAAGACTGGTGACTCCGAGAAAACTCAGATCCTTGCTGAGTTCACGATGGAGATGCGTAACGAGGCTGCTCACGGTATCCTGGCTGACCTCAAGACAGCGTAACAAAAACTGTGGTAAAAAAGAGGGAGGCGTAACAACCTCCCTTTTTTTTATGCTCAAAACTAAATTTCATGCAACCGACGACCAGTATGTCTTTGAGCGAACTCAAGACATAACGGATATTGTTGAGCAGAACAAAGCACTTTATAACGCGACAGATGAGCGAGAGCGTTGGGGTGAGTGGACTCGATACGCTCAACTGCCCTTTGCGGTGGTTGACGACTTAAACAAACAAGGAATCATGCGAGGCTTTGCTATCGCAGACGAGAAAAAGTTCAGGGCGTGGATGAACGACCCAGAGAACAGACACTTCAGAACTAGACCAGGGAAAGTATGAAGATAGCCTTTTGTGTCCCATGTCGGGACACGATGATGACGGGGACTGCCTTCGACATGGCTCGACTGGCAGCATATGACGGGGCCAATAGATGCGCGACAACAGGTGGATCGTTCCTCTTGTACACCGCACCTGGGACACTCATCTTCAGTCAAAGAGAGTCATTAGCCAAAGAAGCGTTAGCAGACGGCGCTGAGTACATCCTTTGGGTGGACTCGGATATGAGGTTCCCCAAGAACACGTTAGAACGACTGTTGGCTCACGGCCAAAAGATCGTCGGTGTTAATGCAGTCACAAGACGTAAACCAGTTCTTCCGACGGCGATCAACTTTTACGAGGATAAAGAGATCTTTGAGAAGATTGAGAGTCGAGGTAAAAAGGGTATCGAAGAGGTGACTGCTGTAGGTTTTGGGGTTGTGCTAACCCATAAGTCTGTGTTTGACGCTATGCCGCAGCCTTGGTTTGATGTAGTATGGGGGGCGGGTGGTCTAATTGGCGAAGATGTGCATTTTTGCGTGAAAGCCTTAGATCACGGGATAAAAACTTTCGTGGATCACGAATTGAGCCTCGAAATAGGACACATCGGGACGCACGAATACCGGTGGAGCGATGTCGAATATGGCCCTAAGCACCTACAGCGATCTACAAACAACGATAGCTAATTATCTCTCACGAGATGATCTTACTTCCGCGATCCCTGACTTCATCCAACTCGCAGAGATTCGACTCCGTAGAGATTTACGCTTGCGGCAAATGCTTACGCAAACATCGGTTACGGCGACCGGTGGAGTCTCGACAATTAACCTCCCTAGTGACTTCTTGCAAGCAAGGGATGTGTACGTTGACTCTGACCCCGACTTCCCTATTACGTTTTCAACGCCGAGCATATTCATTCGGAACGGTAGGACGAACGAAAGTGGTGTACCGGCTTTCTATACCATCCTTGGGTCTACGATTCAGTTTGCCCCAATTCCTGACAGCACTTACACAATCAAGATCCTGTACTACGCCTCCCCTGCGTTTCTTTCTACAAGCAACACGACAAATCTCTGGCTTACGACCTGTCCGGACGCACTTCTCTATGCGTCATTAGGCGAAGCAGAACCTTACTTGATGAACGATCCCAGGCTACAAACCTGGGGTACGCTTTATGATCGTGCAATCTTCTCGCTAACAAGGTCTGACGAAGAGAGTCAGTATTCGGGTGTGCCGCTAACTATGACGGTGGCGAAGCGATGAGAGTTAATTTCGGCGAGTGGCTACCAGATCAACCTGGGGTTGCTGGTGCGCTTGTAGACGCTAAGAACGTTATTCCTCAGCAAGTAGGCTATGGGCCTTTGTCTACGCCTTCTGAGTGGTCTAATGCCGCCGCTGAGACGCTTAATTCTGTGGTTGCCGCTGCTGCGCCTAGCGAGGCTGTCACTGTTTTTGCTGGTGGTGATACCAAGTTATTTAAGTTAGAGACAAACCTTAGCCTTTCTAACATCTCTAAGTCTGGTGGTTACACAACACCTTCAGACCAAAAATGGCGCTTTACCCAGTTTGGTAACCGAGTGATTGCGGCTAACGGGGGAGATAGACTACAGGGTTATCTCATGGGCACGTCTACGCTCTTTGCAGACCTCGGTGCTGCTGCGCCTAAGTCTAGGTATGTAACGACAGTCAGGGACTTTGTAGTTGCAGGCTTTAATAACGGGTCAACGGTCTACCCTAATCGCGTGGAGTGGTGTGCGCTGGGTGACGAGACTGACTGGACACCATCGGCTGCAACACAATCGGACTACCAGGACATCCCAGACGGTGGGCATGTCAAGGGTATAACCGGCGGTGAGTTCGGTATTGTGTTTATGGATCGTGCGGTTGTCCGTATGTCTTACGTTGGGAGCCCACTTGTATTCCAGTTCGACACGATCTCACGAGGGTTAGGGTGCATGGAACCCAACTCGATCATTCAGTACGCAGGGTCGAGTTTCTTTCTGTCTGACGACGGGTTTTACGTCTGTAACGGGCAGACTGTGCAGTCTATTTCGGTCGAGAAGGTTGATCGTTGGTTCTTTAACACGGTGGATATATCGCAGTTATCCACAATGTCAGCCGCTGTAGACCCGCTTAAGAACCTTGTTATCTGGTGTTTTAAGACCGTAGACCAGACAACCGCGCTCTTGATCTACAACTTCAACTTATCAAAGTGGTCTTACGCTGAGGTTAACGTTGACACGATTGCATCTTCGACAGCAATCACAACAACTTCATCATCTGGCCTTACTTTAGAGCAACTAGACGCATACGGGAGTATTGATACGCTTCCTGCAAGCCTAGACTCATTCGGTTATACGGTGACATCAAACCTATTAACAGGGACGCTAGGCACGAAAATCGTGGCTTTCTCTGGGTCTGCCCTGACTGCAAACATTGTTACCCCAGATTTATCCTTAAACGACCTGCCTTCAGTGATGACGCTGATTCGGCCTGTCATTGACGGTGGTTCTTGCTCGGTACAAGTGAACTCTCGCAGAAGGCTGAACCAACAAACAGACTTTACGGGCTCGACTTACTCCAGCAACACCGATAACCGTATCGGGCTACGCTCGGCAGGAACTTATCATCGAGTGAAAGCAATCCCTACTGGGGTCTGGTCGTCTGCGGTTGGTTTAGACGTAACTATTATTCCGCAGGGGATGCGATGATCTTCCGGACGCTACCTCCTTTTGGTGGCGACCAACGAGCCGTTGCTGAGATTGTCCGTGGCATCATGGACGGTAAGACGAATAACACCGGAACGGTAACGCTCAACACAGGAAACGCCACCACAACCACGATAACAGACGCTAGGATAGGGGTAGAAAGCAAGATTATTCTTATCCCTTACTCTACCAATGCTTATGTAAGCGGATTGCCTTTCGGTTCGTTTTATGACGTTAACGACCAAACGGCTGCAAGCACGACTGCATCGTATGCGGTTACGTTTTCAAACACTGACTTAAGCAACAACGTCTATATTTCCAACTCTAGCCGAATCAACGTTAGGGCGGCTGGGAAGTACAACCTTCAGTTTTCTGTGCAGTTTGCAAATGCAGATACGCAGATCCAGGACGCTGACCTATGGTTGAGAAAAAACGGTACAGATCTATCAAACTCTAATTCGCAGTTCTCGATTCCTAATTCTCACGGTGGTACAGACGGGCATTTGATTGCAGCGTTGAATTTTTTTGTTGATCTTGCGGCCAATGACTACGTTGAGCTTATCTGGGCAGCAACAAGCACTCAGGTTAGGCTTGAATACATAGGGCCGCAGTCAAGCCCGACAAGACCGGCTACGCCTTCAGTCATTCTGACTATGCAGCACATATCAGACGGCCCTCTTATTTACGTTTCTAGCGTGACGAATGGCAGCGCAACGATTACGCATTACCCAAACTCGACATCAAACATGACCTACGGGTATGTGGTGGTTGGATGAATGCAAGATACATCAAACCCGAAGAACTTAGGAAGATTTGGCCGTTCGTTAGGGCAGGACTGGAAGTCATTCTCAAGAAAAGTCCGGAGCAGTGGATACCGGAGGACATTTACGCAGACTGTTTTGCGGGACGATCACTTCTTTGGATGTACTTTGAGGACAGTTATCCTTGCGGGTTTGTTGTTCTTCAGCCTATCGGCGATAATTTGCATATTTGGTGCGCTTATGGCAAGGGAGATTTTGATGCAGGCATGGATCATGTTCTCGTTCTTGCGAGAGAAGGTGGCGCAAGGACTATCAGCTTTGATTCGTGGCGTAAAGGCTGGGATCGCAAAGCTAAGGCGTTAGGTTTTCGGCCCCGTAAGTGGGTAAGAGAGGTTTGATATGTCTGGTGGCTCAACAAACACGGTGACGAGGACGGAATTAGACCCGTCTCAAGCCCCTTATGTCCAATACGGTCTATCCGAGGCTCAACGTCTCTACGCTACTGGAGGCCCGCAAGCCTATACAGGACAAACCTACATTGGCCCATCCCAACAGACGCAGGCTGCGCTCTCTGCTATGCAGACAAGGGCTATGCAAGGCAATCCGCTTGTCCCTTTGGCGCAACAACAGTTAGCAAGTCAGATTGGTGGAGGTCAAGCTGCAACACTTCAAGGCCAATTCAACCCTGTTTTGCAAAACACGTTGAGCGGCAGTTTTCTTGGGCCTAATCCTTACCTGACTCAAGCACTACAACCTGGGTTTACGCAGGCTTCTCAGGCTTATCAGGACGCTATTAACCAAATGCGGTCGAAGGCTTCTGCTTCTGGACGTTATGGAACAAACGAAGCCCTTATGAGCCAAGAGGCAAGGGCTCAGGGTGCGCTAGCAAATGCGCTAACCAGTCAGGCAGGACAACTTGCTTATCAGAACTACGGAGATGAACGAGCAAGGCAGATGTCTGCACTTGGCTTGGGTGCTAACTTGTACGAACAAGAGCGAGCAAGGCAACAAGCGGCAATTGGTGCTGCACCAGGTATGGCAGCACAGGACTACACGGATATTGCGCAACTCGCGCAAGTTGGTCAGACAGCGGAGCAGTACCAACAAGCGGCACTTGCAGACGCGATCCAGAAGTTCAACTACCAACAGCAGCAGCCTTACTCGAACTTACAGAGTTTCTTGAGTTCTGCTTACGGTGCTCCTATGGGTCAGCAAACTATCCAGCCGACTTACTCTAACCCGCTTGCTGGCGCACTTGGTGGCGCCCTTACTGGGGCAAAGCTAGGTAGCATGGTTCCTGGTTTGGGCACAGGTATTGGTGCTGCTGCTGGCGGCCTGCTTGGTTTGCTTGGGAGATAACAGTGTCAACTAGCAACTTCCTTGGCGGTGTGTTTGGTCAGATGCCTTCCTATATGGGAGGTTTATTAGGCGCAGATGAACAGGAAAAACTAAGGCAGCAGGCGCAAGACCAAGGGTTGTTAAACCTCGGCCTTACCTTGCTTGCGGGATCAGGAAGAAGTCCTGTCCGCAGGTCTACAGGCGAACTTGTGGCCCAAGGTCTACAGGCAGGACAGCAAGCCTACCGCGGTGCAATGCAGCAAGCGGTGCAAGACAAGATGATAGGCGTTCAACTGGAAGAGGCTGCGAAAAAACGTCAGCGCGAAGAGGCGTTTAATCGGATGCTGATGGGTCCAACAGCGGAGCAACAAACCGCTATTGCTGGAAGGGCGATGGGCACAGAAGGACCGACCGCTGCGGCTGCAGATAGGCTGCAAGCCATGCAAAAACAAGCAACTCCATTTGGATCGTTGAGCGCTGAACAGCTAGCCATTGCAAGGATTATGGGACCAGAGGCTGGCTCAAAGTTTTTAGGCGAACAACTCAAAGACGAATACTCAACAACTCCAACGACTGTGATGATTGGAGGAAGGCCGGCGCTTATTCAGTTAAGCAAAACAGGTGCAATGAAAACGGTTAACGCTTCGCCTTTGCCAAACGAAGAGCAGGTCGATCAAGGCGATCGCATTGTTTTTAGAGACAAAACGACCGGAACGATTACCGGAGAGATCAAGAAAAACATACCTCCAGCAGAAGCCAAGAGAATCATGCTTGATGAGCAAAGGCTTCAACTTGAAAATCGAAGAGTTGCTATGGAAGGTCAGCGCGTTGGCATGGAAGGCCAGCGACTTAATCTTGCTAAAGGCGAATTTGAACGAGGTGCGTATAGGATTGTTGATACCGACAAGGGGCAGATGTATGTCTCCTCTATCCCTGGTATGCCAGCCATTCCAATAACCGACCAAACGGGACAGCCTGTCATGGGGGCGGCAAGCAAGATGCCAGAGGCTCAGGCGAAACAGGTCATTGGCGCTCAAAACACAGTCAATGCGATCAAAGAGTTTAGAAAATCGCTTTCTGGTTTTACAGTTACTGATGCTGCAAACCCTACTAAACGCGCAGATATACAACTTAAGTATCGCAATATGCAGTTACAGGCTAAAGAGGCTTATAACTTAGGCGTTCTTAACGGACCTGACTTGGCGATCATCGAGCAGTTAGTACAAGATCCAACAACAGTCACGGGTATCTTTACTGGCAAAAAAGCTATTGATAAACAAGCGTCTGAATTGTCACGAATCATTACCGATATGGGCAATGTTGCGGCAAAAAGACCAAAGGGTGTTGAAGGCGCGAAGCCAGAGCCGCCAGAAGAAACGCCTAAATCAGATGCCGCGACAGATCTTATGAAAGCGGCGCAAGAAGAGATACAAAAAAGACTTAGAGCGCGAGGCCAATAATGGACTTAAGCAAGCTATCAGACAAAGACCTAGAGGCCATTGCCTCTGGGGATATGTCAAAGGTTTCTGATGAGGGTTTGCGAGCAATTGTCGTATCCGGTCAAACAAAGGCAATTAGAAAACCTATTGATGAAATGCTTGCTCAAGCAGAGCGCAAGCCAGAGGTATCGCCTGGTGGTATTGCAAGGCAGTTAGGTTTAACCACAAGGGCTGCGATTACTGGATTAACGGCATTGCCAACAATGATTGCTGACCCTATCACGGGTCTCATGAATGTTGTTGCAGGAAGGCAGGTCGCCGCACCTCCTAGCGAAACCATACAAAACCTTCTAAATAAAATCCTCCCTCAACCACAGACAGCGCAAGAGCGTGTCTCTCAAGACTTGGCATCCGCTTTGGTTGGTACTGGCGGTGCTGTTCAGCTTGCCAAAAATGTTGAACGCGTGGCAAAAAGCCCTGTGACACGAGAAGTTGCCGCAACTTTAGCGAGAGATCCAAGGGCGCAAGGCATTGCCACACTAGGTGGTGCTGGAGCATCTAGCTTAGCAAGAGAAGAAGGATTGCCTCCGATTGCTCAGGCGGGACTGGGAATCGTTGGGTCGATGACACCTTCTGGCGCTCCGGCTGTCGCCAGGTCTGGCGCTCAAATTGCGAAAAGCGTAGTTCAGCCGTTTACGCAAGAAGGTCGAGAGGTAATGGTTGGCAATATCCTTAACCGATTTGCCACGATACCTGAGTCTGCCGCTGCAAGGGCTATGGCAGCTCCTGAGTACATACCTGGTTCTATGCCGACACTTGCTGAGGCAGCTAGAGACCCTGGCTTACTTGGTCTGCAAACACCTGTTGCTAAGATTTTAGATGTTCAAAATTTACTTGGTCAGCGCGTGGCGCAGCAAAATCTTGCTCGATCGCAAGCATTTCAGGCTGAGTCCGGAGTTGGCCCAGAGGTTATTAAATCGTTAGAAAAGGTCAGAAAACAAACAACAAAGCCAATGCGAGAAGAGGCTTTCTTCGCTCAAAAAGAGTTCGGGCCTATGTCTTACGATGCTCTTAATCCCGTAAGGTCAGCCATGAACAATATAGTTCGCGGCGAAACAGGTGGCTCTAAGCCTGTTAGGGATGCAATGAAGTTTGTGCAGGGCTTGATTAAAGATGTCGAAGAAGTGCCAGTAACGCCAGAACGGATTTACGGTATACGCAAAGACATCAATCAGGCCATAGAAGGTAAGTTCGACAAAGAAGATTTCAGACTAAGGCTTGCCGCTCAGGAGCTTGGACAGATAAGGTCTGTGATTGATGATGTTATTGAGCAGAGCGCACCTGGGTTCAAAAATTACCTCTCTGAATACCGCAGGCAGTCTATTCCAATTAGCCAAAAGGAGCTCTTGCAAAAGATACAAGAGAAATCTACGGTCGCGGCTAGAGATATAACAAGCACAGAAGATGCTATCCCAATCTTCAGCCAGGCGAAGTTAAGAAGCCAGTTAACTAATAGGGCGCAAGAGATTGGTCGCACGCTAAACCAAAGCCAAGCCACCATGCTTGATAACTTAATTAAGGATTTAGACAGAACATCGTCGCTAACATCTGCGGTGGCGCAACGCCCAGGCTCCGATACATTCAAAAACTTTTCGACTGCAAACTTGATTGGCTCGATGTTTTCTGATGTGCTTGCGGATACCGCAACAGTTAAGTCTTTGGCTATGCCTCTTAATTTTTTATACAAGATTCCTGACGAGCGTGTTGGTCAGTTACTCGTCGAAGCCATGCTAGATCCGAAATTGGCTTCGCTAATGATGCAAAAAGCCTCTAAAATGACGGTTGAGCCTGTTTCTAAGGCATTACGGAAAAAAGCTGAGGATCTAGGCTTTGCGCCGTTGATTTCAGGGATGCAAGCGGAGTAATCATGGCAAAGACAAAGATCTCTGAGTTTTCCTCAACTCCAGGCAATAACACCGACATAGACGGTATCGACATTGCCGAGGGTTGTGCGCCTAGTAACATCAACAATGCTATACGGGAGTTGATGAGTCAGCTTAAGAATCAACAAGCTGGGCTCGATGGCGACACGTTTACCTCTTCTGACGTTCTTACAATCCAAGGAGTAGCGGCGAATGCAGGTCGCATTCGACTAGGCGAGGACAGCGACAACGGAACAAGCTACACAGAGTTACGCGCTGCCGCTTCATTAGCCTCTAATGTCACATTCGTACTTCCCTCTGCTGATGGCGCTGCTAGTTCGATTGTGCAAACGGATGGGTCTGGTAATTTATCGTTCCAAGCCTCTACCGGCACAGGTAATGTTGTAAGGGCATCTTCCCCGACACTAACAACGCCAGACCTTGGCACTCCTTCTGCTGTCAATCTAACTAATGCCACTGGCCTTCCGACTTCTGGCATAACCGGATTGGGTACAGGTGTAGCTACAGCTTTAGCTAACAACGTAGGCTCTTCTGGAGCCTTTACGACGTTTAACGGCGCGATGGGCACACCATCGAGCATTACCCTCACCAATGCTTCAGGAATGCCCCTGTCAGGTGTTACAGGCCTGGGGACGAACGTAGCAACTGCGTTAGGTGTAGCGGTAGGATCTTCCGGCGCTTTTGTCACAACATCGGGATCAGGTGCGACAGGCACTTGGAATATCGACATCCTTGGTAATGCGGGGACGGTTACCAACGGTGTTGTTACGACAGGATCTTATGCGAACCCGTCTTGGATAACTTCTCTAGCCGCGTCTAAGTTGACGGGATCTATTCCTATTTCAGCGGGTGGTACAGGCCAGTCTGATAAGACATCAGCGTTTGACGCATTAGCCCCGTCGACAACAAAGGGCGATGTCATTGCTCACACAGGAACAGACAATGTTCGCGTTCCGGTAGGTGCAGACGGTCAGGTTCTTATAGCTGACTCAACACAAACCACAGGCGTTAAGTGGGGCTCTGTTACTGGGGTCGGTACAGTCACTTCTGTTGGCATCTCTCCCCCTGCATTCTTAACAGCGGGTTCTGCGGTAACGAGTTCAGGAAATATCTCGCTTACCTATTCAGGTACGGCCATACCGATCACTTCTGGCGGTACAGGGTTAACTGCTTTAGGAACGGCTGGACAGGTTCTCAGGGTTAACTCCGGTGGGACAGCACTAGAGTATGGTGCGGCTGTAGGTGTTGGTGATGTAGTTGGCCCTGCAAGCTCTGTTAGCAATGAGATTGCATTGTTTGACGGGACTACCGGAAAAACAATCAAGGCAGCAACGACCACAGGCGTATTAAAAGCTACATCCGGTGTGCTTAGTGCTGCGGTTGCCGGTACGGATTACTTAGCTCCAGGTGGTGCGTTAGGAACTCCATCTTCAGCCAATCTATCTAACGCTACCAATTACAGCGTCACCAACCTTGCAAACCTTGGTACTGGGATTGCTACGGCACTCGGTCAGTCGGTAGGAACAGCGGGAGCCCCTGTACTTTTTAACGGAGCGTTAGGAACACCTAGTTCGGGAACGCTAACCAACGCCACAGGGCTACCAGTAAGCACGGGTGTCTCAGGTTTAGGGACGGGGGTTGCTACTGCTCTTGGTTTGACGGTAGGGACTACAGGCGGTGTTGTTACTTATGACGGTGATCTTGGAACACCATCTGCCGCCACCCTCACAAATGCAACGGGGCTACCTCTTTCGTCTGGCATCACAGGAACTCTAGGGGTCTCTAATGGTGGTACAGGCTTAACGGCTATTGGGACTGCTAATCAGTATCTCAAGGTTAACTCAGGTGCTACTGCGCTTGAGTTTGCAACCTTAACGGCAGGAGATGCTTCCGGCCCTGGTAGTGCCACCGATAACGCGATTGCTCGATTCGACGGTACTTCTGGGAAACTGATTCAAAACTCGACTGCAACGCTTTCTGATATTGGTCAGGCTGCATTCGTTGGGTATGCACGAGTCACTGCTAATACAGGCGCTGGAACATCCGGTTATCTTGAGTTGCAATCGACTGATTCCGGCTCTGGAACTAAGACGCTTAGAATTGAGCCGAGTGCCGCTGCAACGACATCCACTCAAACCTACGTGTTCCCAACTGATTATGGGACTGGCGGTCAGTTTTTAAGTACAGACGGATCTGGAAATTTAAGTTGGGCTACTGCAAGCGGTGGTGGTAGCGGTGGCCCAATACTAGAGTCT